TGCAACAGAAAGAATTGAAGTCTTTGACCCTATTGTTCAAGACAAAGAAGCACAATTGGATATTCACAAGTCCGAGCAAAACTCAAGAGACTTTGTGAAGTATGTTCATTCAAAGATTGAAGAAGGAGAAAATCCTATCTTTGTTATTGATGGTGTGGACACTTGGTTTAACAGTTGCATTCTCAAGGTCAATCCTGACCCAACGAAGGTGACGAAAATTATGCCGTTTCAATACGGTGCAAGAAATAAAACATTTGAGGCCCTAATGGTTTCTATTTATCGTTTGAAGTGTGATGTCATTTACATCACGCACGAATCGGAAAAATATGTGGATAATGTTCCTGTTGGTGTTCAACCTAACTGGCGTGATTGGGGCGGAAAACTTGAACAAGAGATTCACTGCACCCGAAAGAATATCAAAGGTGAAATGCATTATGTCGCACAATTGGTTGGCTCAAGAACAAATGGAAACTTGGTGGGAACCAAGTGGACAGTCCGTGAAGGAACTCCACCAAATGTTGTTTGGAACGGTATTCCCGAATTACGGGAGGGTAAAATTTGAAACCGAAACAATGTTGCGGTATCAATTCTTCCAGTGGTGGTGGCTCTAAAAAAGGAGACAGATGTAAAGTCATGGTAAAGGATTTTGATATCAGACTTAAGAAGTGCCTTAACAAAAATAAAGACTTGTGCTTTATGCACTGTGATTGTGCATATTGTTTAGATACTTACGAAACCCGAAGTAATCGGGGAAAGAGGCACAAATCAACACTTTACGAAGGAAAGGCTCCCATTGGCTATCTATTTGACCGTTGGAGTTCTATAAATTTGGATGCTCCAGACTTTCTCTTGAAAGAAAAGGATATTGAAAAATTAAGAAGCATTTGTTTAGTCGTATATAAAGAGTATAATCATCTTTGGTCGGATATTGTTTCTATGGCTAAGAAAAGAAAAGAGAACAAGAAAACCCTGCAAAAAATAGCAGAATTGGAATTAGAATTAAACAAACTAAAGGAGAAATTACAATGAAATTTACAGTTAGCGCAAAAGAATTAGAACAAGCCATTGAAAGTATTCGTGTCAAAGGAAAGTCATTGACCTCAAAGGGTTTTGGCAACGCTTCAATGGGCGACTACATCTATGTTGTTCTTGAAGGAAACACCCTTTCAATCGTGAATGGTTCAGCCATCTTCATGGCTAAAATTACTCTTCCCGTTGTTGGTGAAGAAAATGGAAACTGTGTCGTTGATGCTACGGTTGTCCTACCATATTTGAAATCATTTAAGGACAATATTACTGTGGCTGGTGGTGATTTTATTTCAATCACTCAAGCCGGAAAACAAGCCAGCATACCAAAAGTTGTAAATCATCCCGCTATGGATGCATTAGAAAACTCTTTGGAACGAACCAAAGATATTACTTGGTCGGCTGTTTTGGATAAACTCCCTAACTTTGGAAAGACCATCTTTGAAGGAGCATTCTCATTGACTTCGGACCAATTTAAATCCTGCATCAAGAATTGTGAATTGGTTAAGAGTGGTGTTTATAACTTAAACTTCAATAAGACGACAACTACCTTTTCTTCACAACAAAATGTGCAGAACAGATACACTGAAACACTTACGCCTTTCGCTGTTCTTGGTGAAGCAGCAACGCTTGACTACACCAGCCCACTACATAACTTCTTTGACAAAGAACAATTGTTAAACTTCTATGTAAAGGACGACTTTCCTCTGCTTATTGTGGCCGAGGACAGAATGATTTTGAAAGCCCCACAAATTGGTGATTGAATGATTATTAGCAAAATGAATAACGGTAAAAATATCTATACATCATGGCGAGAAAACGGTGAGAAGAAGTGGAATATTACTCCTTTTCGCCCTTACTTCTATGTTCCCGTAAATGAGAATGCAGTTTCTTACAAACCCTCAAAGTATATTCAGCGAGAGTTTGGCTATGAAGAAGGAGATTATCAAAACTTAGATGGGGAACCCTTGAAGAAGGTTTATGTTGAGACTTCTTTTGATATTCGCAAAGCAAAGGATGAGTTTCGTCAAACCTATGAAGCAGATGTTCCTTATCACTTTAGGTATGCTGTTGATGAAATAGAAGAAATGCCAGAGTATGAAATGCGTAAATGGTATTGGGATATGGAATGGCAACAAGGTGGTGAGTTTCACGATTGCATTACAACAATTGTTGCATATGATAACTACGACAAAGAGTATTTACAGTGGGTTTGGTTTCCCGAAGAAATCGAAACAAAAACAAACTGTTTTGTTTTTAGCAGTGAAAGGGATATGATAGATTCTTTTTTGAATACAATGGTTATGAAAGACCCCGATATGTTAATCGCTTGGTTTGGAAATAAGTTTGACTTGCCTCATCTTCTCAAGAGGGCTTGTGCTTTGGGAATTGACCCCCGCATCATATCTCCAACTGCCAGCGTTAAGGGTGTTAAAGCGACTAAGGGAGGCTTTTCTTTTGCCTATGCTGAAAAGGGTTTCTCACCCATTGAACAGCCCATAGGGGGCCGCATAAGTCTCTCTCTTGACCTTGCTTTTGAGCGTCAATGGAATGACTCACAAAGAGGAACATTACCTTCTCTAAGTCTTGAGTATGTTTCACAAACGCTTTTTGGTGAAGGTAAAGTAAAGAAAGGTAAATTTGAAGATAAAAACGAATTCTTTCGTAGGGCGTGGTTAGAAGATACAGAAGTATATTTGGAGTATGCCGTGGTTGATGTTGAATTATTAGTGCGTATTGACGAAACAAACTTTTGTAGTGAAGCGATTGTTTCATTACAGCGTTTGTTGAAAGCACCGTTTGATGCTTGTTTCTATGCAAGCCATATGGGTTCAATCTATTTTATGCGAAACGCTACTTGGAAAGCACCAACAGGAAACAGAGATATTGAACGCCGAGAATATGATGGGGCTATGATTTACGACCCATTGAGTGAACAAACTCAAGGGCTTCATTTGAATGTAGCCGCATTTGACTATGCGGGACTTTACCCTTCAATGATGATTGCACGAAACATTTCGTGGGAAACAAAGTCAGCAGAACCAACAGAGTTTGCTGTGAACATTTCAACGCCCAGAGATTTCAGCGAGGCCAAGCATTGGGATATGCTTTACTATAAAACTGATAAACTAGGGCTTCTTCCGAGAGCCGTCCTTGAGTTGAAGGAGTTGCGAAACGAATACAAGCGTCTAATGAAAGAGGCAAGAGAAACAGATAATGGTGAATATCAAAAGTGGTATAACAATCAAATGGCAGTTAAGAGACTAATGGCTTCTTTCTATGGCATTGTTGCCTTCCAAGGTTTTGGTTGGGCTGATGTTGATTTAGCCGCAAGTATTACAGCAAGTGCAAGAGAAGCAATTCGTTTAGCCGCATTTAAAGCAAAGGAGATGGAAATATGAAAGAATGTAAAAGATGCAAAGCACGAAAAGCCGTTCATCCTACTCAGGGCTATTGTTGGAATTGCTATAAACAATGGAGGTGGTATAATGAAAAGACTCGTTAAGTTTGTTTCCATTAAAGTAGATTACGACTCCGAAGAAACTTGGAATATTACTTTAGAAGAAGTCCAAGAGATTCTTAGCATGATGAATAACCTCAAAAGACACGCTGAAATTATTGAAATTACTCAAGGTGTGAATAAAAATGATGATGGACAGAACGAATGAATTATTGGAAATGTTGCTCGCCATGATAAATAGAAGCAACAAGATTTTGATGATGGTAAATGTCGTCAATATCGCAACAATTATTACCTTATTGGTGGTGGTATTATGAAAGAAGAAAAAATATATTTAGAAACATTGAGAGAAATAAAACTGATGAAGAAACAGATTGCTAATGAAATGGATTCTCTGCATGCTGATATGCAGAATTTACATCACATAAAAGTGCAAATTAAGGAATTACAAGAAGAATTAGCAAAACTTGCAGGTGAGCCTGTTGGAATGCTATTTACTTATTACCGAGCGTGATAATATGAAAGTGGTTTATGGACATACAGATTCTATTTATGTGCAAATTGATTCCGTGGAAACCGCACAAAAAACAATTAAGGTGATTGAAGATGAAGTTAGGAAAGCGTTCCCGAATGTTCTCGGACTTGAACAGCATCCCGTTGTTTTGGAGTTTGAGAAGTATTATTCGGCGTTGGGTGTCGGGACGGTCAAAAACAGAAACGCAGGAATGATTACTTGGGAAGATGGGGCATATTTAGAAGAACCCAAATTTACAATGACGGGTTTCACGGCCAAGCGAGTTAGCGAAACAAAACTTGCGAAGTGGTTTCAAACCAAGTTATTGAAAATGTGGGCGAAACAGCGTTCCTTTGAAGAAATTAACAAATACTTGAGAGACACTTATGCAAGCGTTATCAATGGTGAATTCCGCAACGATTATTTAGCAAAGAGAAGCCGTTTAAAAGAAGAACGCTTTAAATTAATGTGCCCATCGTGTCGCTCAAAATATAACATGAGAAATATTCTTAACATTTATAATTGCGAAAAGTGTGGAAATCCAACAAAAAATTTCTTGACTGAACAAAAGAAGCGACCAAGTATTGGTTCGGGTATTGCTGGCGTTCTTTATGCTTGGGAAAAGCAAAACACTACATTTGATGATTCCTATATTTTCTTGAAGGTATCGGGAGTCAATGATAAATACACGAACCCATTAACAAAAGAAAAGAGGGATGTGGAATATGTCGCAGGAACAATCCTTTCAGATTTTTATTCCTATGAACCCGACTATTACCATTATGCAGAACAACTTATCAAGAAAGCAAAACCCATCTATGAAGCGATGGGTTGGCAGATGGAAAACATAAGAACAATAAAAGGACAAAGAACACTGGAGGAATGGTTTTGAATAAAGATGAAGCGTATGAAGCCGCACTTGCGGAAATGAAAGAATTTACCTACAAATGGATGCCGGAAAACTATGCTGACCCATCACGGCCTATTTTGAAGATTTCTAAATCTTCTTTGATGTCTTATGTCTGGTGCCCCAAAAAGTATGAATTTTCTTATGTTGAGCGTTTGCCTCAAGACCAAACAGAAGCCATGCGTAAAGGAACCGTATTGCATAATCATAGAGAAGCATTCTTTGATGATTTCGATGTTAAGAAAGCCGAGAAAATGAACAATACGGAGATTATTGAATACTGCAATTCATTGATGCCCGTTGATGAATACTACGATGTTTCTTTGACCGTTGCTGCCTTTGAAGCACAACGATTTATTGAAGCGTTGGCAGAAGATAAGACCGATGAATTCTTACCCGTTATCAATGAGAAAATGTTTGACTGCGAAGTTGTTATTCCTAAAAACACACATAAAAAATTCACACTACAACGAGACTACACGGTGCGCCTCCAAGGTATTATTGACCGTATTTTTATGGAAAACGGAAAACTGATTCCGTTTGAATACAAAACTGGCGGTTGGAAAGACTACAAAGCGACGGCCATGAGGAAGGAAATGGCGTTCTATCAATTAATGATTGAAAATTCAACAGAAGAAGTCCTCGCTAAACATGGTCTTACACGGGATATGGAAGTATCTCATTGGGGTTGGTATTATCCGGTAGCAAACCACATCACGGTTGAACCTGTTAAAACGAGAACCATGACCTCTGTTATGAATCATATTGCTGAATTAATTCACGCTTATGAAAATAAACACTTTGCACCAAAATTCTATTACAAAACTTGCACACACTGTTCTTTCTTCGGCATTTGTGATGGCGCACAACAGGATTCGTGGTTATGATGAAAGAAATGATTAGAGCAAAGGTCTTATCAAAACAATGGACATTTACTGAAATCTCAAATCTCAAAGAAACGATTGATTTGTTATGTTCTGAATTATATTCGGAAATGACTTTTGTAGATAGATTTCAATTGATTAGAGAAACACGAATACAAGAAATATATGTTGGTCAAACATATGAAGATTGTATGAGAGAAGCCGTTAAAATCACACTAAGCGGAGAAATTGCCGAAACAATTCGTTTAATGCTTGGTGAAGCCACAGTTAATTTTGGAGGAAATAAAAATGAAATACCCGAGGGAAGTTTGGGCGGGGAGCCACATCAGGAACGCCCCACAAATGAAAAGAAAAATAGTGTCCTCAAGGAATGAATACATCAATTTCATAAATGCACAAAACAACAGAACCAATGTTTATACAACGGTTTATGATTTTGAGCGTTTTTATGAAACTGCAAAGGACGACTCATCAGTTATCCTTGACAGAGTTTTTCTTGACTTTGATGCACACGATGATTCAATCAATGACGCTTGGCGAGATTTGAAAACTATTATGGCTTTAGTCTATGAGAAGGACTATGAACATACGCTATTTTTCTCTGGCCGTGGTTTTCACCTATTTCTTTTTGGTGAATTAGCAAAGGACATGAGAAGCATTCAATTCTTTTTCCGAGACATTAAACAGTATTTGATTGAGCAGGTCGGGAAGAATATAACTCTTGATGATAGAGTGGGGCAGATTACTCGCCTTAGAAGAATACCAAACACTGTTAATATGTCCTCTTCGGATGAAAGAGGAAACCCCTACTTTTGTATTCCTTTGTTAAAAGAGGATTTAGAAGGGGATATTGGGAGTGTCTTAACTCTTGCTAAGAAGCCTCGTTATATTCCCTTCCGCAAGCAGGGAAACGCTAAGGTAGTGTTCCCATCAGCCCCACCTATAGAGGCCGTGGAAGGGGAGGTATCAGTGCCTAAAACAGTTGGCAAACTACCCATCCTTCCCTGCCTACATAATGCAACCATGACAGAAAACCCTTCTCATATAGCAAGAGCATACTTGGTGTCGTGGTATCGGGATTTATTGTCGGGGTATCAGGACCTGAATACGCAGCAACTTAAAGAAGAAGTGCTAAACCTCGTCGTTGATGAGTTAGAGAGAGTCTTTGGTGAGTCCGATTCAGTATGGCTTGATTGGGATAAAAGAACAACAAAGAAACATGCAAAATTTACGGTGTATAATAACTACAATACTCCTCATTGTCAAAAGTTAATCAGCGAAGGTTTCTGTATCGGTAAGTGTTGGAGGTATGCTTGATGGAAAGAAAAAGTATGTTGTTTTATTCAAGGTTCTGTTTCTATTGTTTAGGTAGTGTCGCTTTTATTGTGAATATATTTATGGAGGTAGTAAGAAATGCTTGTTATTGATTCGAGAGAAAATTCTAAGTTATCCGAATTGGTTTTGAGAAAAGCCAAATCTTTGGGTATTCCTACCGAAAAGAAGTGGATTGAAATAGGAGACTATGTGTATGATGATGTTTGTTTTGAAGCAAAATCAGCAGTGGATTTTTTGGGTTCTGTTCTTTCAAAGAGGCTTTGGACTCAACTGGATAATATGGATAGGCACTATCAAACTAATGTTGTGATTATCTATGGAAGCATGGATGATGCTATCCTTACTGTTCTTGAAAACTCCCAATCTAAAATGCCGCCGAAAGGCAGAGCAATTATGCTTAGGAATAAATTCTTAGGAGCGGTTGGAAGAATCATCCTTGATATGGATGCAAAACCAGTATGGGTTTCAACAGAAGAAGAAGCGGCCTTAATTATTACGGGCGTTTCTAAAATTAAGCCGTTCAACAGGGCGGCGATTCAACCGCAGGTATTCAAAAGAATAACGACAGACGACCTGCGAATAGATTTGCTTACTAGCATAAAAGGGGTTTCAATTAAAAAAGCGAAAGCCCTCATAAAAGAGTTTGGCTCTATTATGGAAATCGGTGAATGTTCTGAATTTGAAATTCAGGGTGTTGAAGGTATTGGAGAAACCTTAGCCAAAAGAATTATCTCCACATTAAACTCGGAAGAGAAGGTGAAAATATGAATGAAGAATTTTACGAAGATGAAAATATTGAAGAATATATGCAACAGAAGGAAGAAATAGATGCTAAGGCCGTTTCAGGTTTGCCCTCTATTATTGAGAGATTTTACAAGTCTGCAAGTGAAGTTTCTTTGAGAAACGAAATGCCAGCAGCAATTAGTGGGTTCGTAATCCTCGGAAACATCTGTAAAGATTTTGTTAGAATACCAAATAACAGGAATATTGAAGATACTCGGGTTCACTTTTGTTGGGTTCAAACTAGCGGAACAGGTAAATCCACTCTATGGAATTTTGTTGGACCTGTCGCAGAAAAAACATTTGAGAAGATTAATGCACACAGACCAAATCATCCCTCACTTACAAGAAAAGATGGAATAGAAATGCCTAGAAACTTCAATATTTTCGGCGTGACGGACTATACTGATTCCGTTTTAATCGGTAAATGGAAGCAAACCAAAAATGATGAAGGTGAAGATGAAATGAAAAGACAAGCCGGTATTCTTGAAGGAAGCGGCTTGGCTCATTGGGATGAATTTGAGTATTCTGGTATCTTTAAGCAATCACAACACAAGGAACAGAGCATTGTTTATTTGAATACGCTAATGAATAGCCTCGCTGGTCGTTCTTGGGTTATTTCAAAGGCACTTGATTCAATGGAAGGAATGACTATGAATTGTTATTCTGAGCGTTCTGTTATTGCAATGACTTATCCCCCAAAGAATCTTAATGAAGTTATGGCTGAAAAAGGTGTTCTTCAGAGAATGCTTCTCTATGTTTGGGAGGTTCCGTTTCATACACAACACCAAATGAGATTAGAACAGTTATCCAAGGCAGGAACCTATTCCGATGTTGAAGCACCCATTGATAAATTTGCAGAGGGTTTTTACAAAATCTATCAAATGGTGCGAGAGAGATGGAATGATGTAGGCCAAGACCCGTTGAAAACACTAGTATTCCATGAATCTTATGTGCCGACTTTATTGCTAGAATACAATCGGCTTAACAATGAATTGATGAATTGTCCTCCGCATGTCGCTGAGATTGCCTCAAACTTCACTACACGACTGATGCAAACTATGATGAAATTAGCCGCCCTATGTTGCATCGGAGAATCGGCGGATATTGTCAAGCCCGAAGAGAGGTTCATTGTTAAGGGAGTCCATGTTCAAGCAGCAGGGAAAATTGTGCAAAACTGTTATAGCCAACTGGTGGGCTGGTTAGAACGAAGCCTACGAGCGAAGCGAAAGCAGATGCACGAAAAGTCCTTTGAAACTACTTTTATTGCTATTTATGACAATATTAAGTCTGGCAAATTTTCCAACATTAAAACTGATGAAGCAGGATTTGTCAATAAGAACCTGTATCTAACACAAGTGAGAGAAAAGGCAAAAATCTCAAGAGCGCAAATTTACCGCCATTATGATATTGTTAGACATAGATTTGAAGAGATAAAAGAAGGCCGAAGTTGGTATGTTAGACTATTGGATAGTGATGAATGATGAAATGGGAAAATACATATTTAGTGTTTCAAGTCGAAAAGGGACCAAAAGCAATTATTGAATCTCTTAACACTTATGGTGAAGAAGGTTGGGAATGTTGTTCACAGTTAATTGTAGCAAATAAACAAATCGTATGCTTCCTTAAGCGACGAATTGACCTTGATGAAGAACCAAAGATAAATAAGGAAGAAGAAAAAATTAGCAAACTTTGGTCTAACGGTGAGTAAAATGTCTGTTCTCGCCCTTGACATTGAGACAAAAAACATGTCTTATGAAATTGGCGGATTCAAAAACACACATATGTTTCAAGTCTCAACGGTCGCCACTTGGGATGGGAAAAATGGGGCCGTTTATGTGGACGCACCTCTTAATACCTTTAAAAAATCCAATGTCGCAGTTAAGCCATTGAGTGAATTGAAGTATGACTTGGATGAGCATTTCCAAAAGGGCGGGCTTCTTTTAGGACATAACTTAGCCGCATTTGACTTACCAGTATTGCGAGACTCAATGGATATCTTTTGTATCACAAAATACATCAAAGAAAAACAATACATTGATACCTCAAAAATTCTGCTAAAAGAACACGGTGAAAGGTTTCAACTTAAAAATTTAGTTAAATGCACAATGCAGGATTCTAAACTCATGGAAAGCGCAGACGCTCCCCGCCTTTGGAAAATGGGACAGTATGATGAAGTGGTGGAGTATTGTCTAAAAGACACTCAACTAGTGTATGACCTTTGGAAATATGGTCAAGAGTATGGTATAGTCAAAGCGTTCTCAATTGAGAAAGAACAACATAAAGACTTGGAGGTGAATTGGTAATGACAACATGGGATTGGTTTAGTTTAATCTTTTTCATTGGCGTTCTTATGCTTCTGTTCTTTGCCGCTTTTGGTGGAACTTCTATCACCGATGAAAGCGTTGAAGAATATATGAAGCGTTTGATGTCCGATGAAAAGGGCGGAAACTAATGGGATTAAAACAAAAGTGCCCATATTGCGAGGGTCAAACCATCGCAAAAAGAATGAAAGGGTTTTACTTAGGGTCTGATAATCAGGCCCTTTTATGGGAATGCAGGTTATGTTTGGGAATTTGGTCAAAGAAAACAAAGAGGGGGGCGTAAGTCCCCCCTCTCCGGTTTTTTTTATCAAAAATTTTCTTAAAAAATCTTTAAAAGATTTTGTTCGTTTGAAAAACTTATTGTTTGTTCAGACCTTATTAGAAAATTAAACTAAACTTTGCTAAAATCAACCAATCAATCCTAGGTTTGTCAAAGCAGTTATCAGTGCATTGATGGCATCAGCGTTTGCTTCGGGGTTGGCAGGATTTCCAGTGGATGAAAGAGAATCAACACTAGCAGGAGCCGCCGGTTGTGAAATAGCAGTTGTTCCAAAGAAACCCATTTGTTTAGCACCAGTAGCACTATTACCCGACCTTTTCATTTCTAATATTTTATCTGTTGCTGGCACCAACATAGCACTAATATTTCCAAAAGAAATATCGAATACTCCTGTATCTCGTTGCCCTATCTGCCAAATTGGGTCATCAATCGCTTCACCATCAATAGGCAAGGAATTATCATTTTGGACTTGTATTTGCCCAAAACTGTTTATTCTAACATTTCCATTATTCCCTTGCACTCTTACAGGGAAATTATCATTGGCTCCGTCAATATGTAAGAAATGTTCCGGTGCAGATGTCCCAATGCCGACCTTCCCGTCCGAAAGTATTCTCATATGCTCAGTTGAAACAGTGTCGTCATTTTCATTGATAGCAGCAGTCCCAAATGTCAAGTCGGCTCCCTTATCACTTGTTCCGTGTGCTTCTGCCGCTA